TTTCAATATTTTCTATTTCAACTTTTCTGTAGTAGAAGTTAGAACCTGCTGACGCAAGACCATCACTTGGAGTCGCACCTACAAATGGATTTGAAATCATTCCATATCTAGTTTTGAAACCAATTTTTGGTTGGAAAGTGTTCTCACCAACTGCACGAACCATTTGTAATGGAACATATGGGCAGTAGAAGACACCAGCATCATAAGGATTTGAACCTCTATAACCGACTGTCATATAACCTTCGTTTGAGTGACCACTTACTGGGTCAAGAGTGTAATATGGGTCAATGTACACTTTGTACTTACCATTTAACACACCAACGAAAGTATTACCAGCATCATCAACATTTAATTCAGTGTTAAGTGCTGGAGCATAGTCAAGCATTCCTGCCATTGACAATGCAGAAGCTACATCAGAAGAACAAAGGATGAAATTACCTTTTCCTCTTCTTGACTCTCTTGCGATTACATTAGCATCTCTCTCAATTTGGAAGAGCATACCTTTGAACTTCTCAACTGACCATCTACCAGATGAATCAACATCAAGGTCGAATCTACCAGCATTAGCAACACCAGTTTGAGCACCAGTTTTTGCTTGGATGTTTACAGTTCTTACAACTTCCCTGTTAATCTCTGCAAGAATTTCAGCAGAAAGGATGTTTGCAAGTTCTGTTTCAGCATCAAGACCATGAATTGCTTTAAGGTCTTGTGCAAGTTCAATTGTGTATTCAGCTTTAAGAGCTCTTGACTTAGCAGTCACAGTTGCTTTTTCAATAGTGAATGCCATTGAAGCAAATGGGTTAGAAGCACTATCACCTAATGCCTCACCTGCTGCTGTAGTCATACCAGTACCAGTTGCATAAGTAGCTGCATCCCCAAATGGGTCTGTACCTGCTTGTGTTCCCGCACCAGCGAAATCTGTATCAGCTTCGTTGAATAACGCTTCAGTCATAGCAAGTCTTGAAGTGTTATCGTTATATCTAGCCTTCATACAGAATACTAATCCTGTAGGGCCAGTCATTGGTTGCACACCACAAATATCGTATGCAATCAAGTTTGGAAGAGACCTTCTAACTAATGAGATAAGTATAGGATTCCAATTTGCAATCCCAGAACCATCAGAACCAACAGCAGCGTTAACTGGTGATGCTTCTTGAAGGTTTGATACTCCATTCTCTTCATTAAATGCTCTTTCTTGGTTCTCTAGAACCACAGAAGTCACAGCTTTTTTGTATGGGTCACTGATTTCTGGTAAATCTGGATGACTCAATACTGGCTGCCACTTCTCTTGTAAAGTTTCTGACATAAACATTTTATGTTTCCCCTTATTTAATAAAAAGTGTTAATATTAAAACCAACCTTAACTATATTTGTTAGGGTCAATTTTTCCTAATGCGGCAGTATATGCAGCCATGCTTGGGTCAAGGATTTTATCTTCCCCAGTCGAAGCATTTTCTTCGCTATCACTAACCACTTCTTCGTCTAACTGTAATGTTGATTTCTCACCACTAAAGTAAGACTCCTTAATTGTTTGAACATTAGACTCAAAATCTTCATCTTGGTCTATGTCTTCAATCAACTTTGTAAGTTTCTCAACTTCACTAGAAGTTAAGTCACTTGAGACTTCTGAAACCACTTTGTGTCGTACAAGTTCATCTCTTTCAGATGTTAAATCGATGTTTTTAGAAACTTCTTCATTTAGTTTAGCTTCAACTTCTTCGATTTTACTTGCAAGTTCGTCAACAACATCTAATTTGTCATCTGGAACTTCAACATAATGGTCTTCAAATAATGATTTAAGTCCATGTATAAAGTTTTCTGTCAACTCGGACTTTAAACCTCTTTCAATTGCAAGTTCGTTATCTTTAACCCACTCTTCTGCAACATAAGACAAGAATGAATCTACTTTTTCAACTAGTTCATTTTTGATTTCGTTAGATGCTTCAACAATCTCGTCTCTCTTTTGAGATTCAAGTTCTTCTTTGATATCACTAACTTTTGCAGATACAGCAGCTTCAAATACTACTTTTGCTTTGTTTTGAAATTCTTCTGAAAGGTCTTCACCTTCAACGAGAGCAGCAACATCATCAGTCATGTCGTAAGATTCTTTTTTAGACTCTTCTTTTTCATCTTCGTCTTCATCTTCCTCTTCGTCATCTTCTTCTGATGCTTCTTTTACTTCTTTCTCGTCTTCGTCTTCTTCCTCTTCGTCATCTTCTTTAGATGCTTCAAGGATTGCAGATAAAGATTCTTTCACAACTACTTCGTCCTCTAATTTGAAATGTTCAGCAATTTTCTTGAGAAGGTCAGCTTTTGTAGATTCTGATTTTTCGTCTTCATCTTCATCGTCTTCGTCTTCATCATCTTTTTTCATGTCCATTTCGTTAATTAAGGACTGGATGTCATCCCTACTAAAACCCTTAAGTTCTTCAATGATTTTTCTTAATGCTTCCATTTTGGTCATATCTTCTACTTCCTCATATGCAGCGTTAAGTTTCACATTACCCTGTTCTGGTGCAGATTTGTCACCTTTATCAGAGTCACCTTTTCTCTTTTTAGATTTATTGGTGGCATCACCAGCTTTGTCAACCGATTTGATTGATTTAGGCACTGGGTCTTTATCTGGAGTCACTACACCCTTATTAGCAACTGGAGCTGATGCTTCAGTCACTTCGTCTTGATTTTTAATATCTTCTGACATTTGTGTATTCCCCTTAAAAATTTACTTATAATACAAATTAAGAACGATTATTTTGTTCTTTACTATGTATTTAT